ACTAACTAAATCTGTAGTGGTATTTTCATCGTCATCATCTTCCAAAAGTTCGGAAACAAACGACCATGAACGGGGTGTAGCAAATGAACGACTCGGTGATTTTGGATCAAAATCGTATAAGTCCTTCTTGCTAAATGTCAAATAACCAACAACATCTTGATGCTGATTGTTCTTAACAGCCCACTCAAACCAATCATCAAAATCCACTTTAATTTCTAAGTGAACAAAACGGTTGGCTAACGGAGCAGGCATTCTATAAGTAACACCTTTATCAGCTTCTCTGTTACCTGCGGCAACAATCAAAACGTTATCTGGAAGTGTATAAGTACCAACCTTACGATTAAGAATTAATTGGTAAGCCGCGGCTTGTACTGCCGGTGGTGCTGAATTCATTTCATCCAAAAACACAATAATCTGTTTATGCTTTTTCGCCATTTTCTCATCTGGCAATTCGCTTGGTGGTGCCCAAACCATTGTACCTTGTTTAGAATCAAAATATGGAATACCTTTAATATCTGTAGGTTCCCATAAACTTAGACGTATGTCAATAACATGGGCTTCTATGCTATCACCAATTTGCCTAACTATGTCTGATTTTCCAATACCTGGGGGACCCCAAATAAAGATTGGACGTTTCTTTTTAAATGCTCGAATAATACTTGCTTTTGCACTATTCGGACTTACTTGTCTTACTGCTAGATTTTCCATTTTGTACTCCTTGTTTGCCTTTTAATGTTCAGTGCCTTATTGTTATATACTATTATACGTTCATAATCGTCAAAGGTCAACCAGAATCTGCAAAAAAGATGAAAAAAAGTGCGAAAAAAAGTGTAGTAATATCAAGGACTTAGTGAGCTATTTGCCCGATTTAGAGCTTTAGTAAGTCCGTATTTCCTTAAATCTCCGGAGAAAAGATGCAGTTCGAGTGCCTTCTTTTCGTTCAGTACTATAATACCTTGGTTAGTAAGGTAGTAAGGACAGTCAATAAACTTGTCTAAGAAGATTACAACTTGAGTCGTAACTTTAAAATCCTTAGGAAACGGAACATTATAATTAGATAACTCTAAAGTTTCGGATAAAAAATTAAATCCGTCTTCTGTTAATCGTAATCCACCTGATATTTTGGATCGAGTATTCTGCCACCATAATGGCATATACTCTTTTAATGTATTTTCATTAATTGATATGTTGGCTTGTTTTAAGAACACCTTAGTGTAGGTTTCTTTTAAGTTCATTTTTCTGTTACTACTTCACCAGTTACTAATTTTACAACTGTAAAGTCTTTAGTATTAAAAAGATCATTTAGTTTTTTAGCAAGATTATGTGCATGGCCAGGATTACTAAAACTAACCTTTTTATATTTTGGCCCAGGATAGTTTGTTAATACATTTGATGATTTTAAATTGAATGGTTTGTTAGTATAAAATACAGCCCAGATGGCTTCTGCATTTAATACTTGTTCTGAGCGGTATGTTTTTTTATTAACATGCTCTAAAATTATTTCGGGTTTAGGTCTACTCATATCTTTATCCTGTTATATACTACTATTATTTATCTAAAAATAACAGTTATATACGCAGTTTATTTATGAGTATATTAGCTTATTTCCAGCTTATTTCCAGCTATTACCACCATCCATTGTAATATTTACAACTTCTTCGGTTTTATTAGATTGATCTACTAGCTTTTCTAAGTCTCCGTGTAATCTAGACATTACACTTGCTAATGTGAAAGCGAGGTTCTTAGCTTCTTTTAATTCTATCTTTACTTCAATTGCTTTAGAATTATCAGCAATTTTTACCTTATCAATAAATTGTTGTAAAGGAATAGTGTTTAATGGTTTAACGGTTTGCACGGCTTAACTCCTGACGCATTTCTAATTCAGTTTTAAAAGGTCCGCGATATTCGTATTTTTCTAAAGTAACTTGTTTTGGACATAAACTTTTAACCCAACCTTTTTCAAAATGAATTATAAAGTATCCTGCACAATACAAGCTCTTAGATTTTTTACTTTTTGTAAATAGTGCAAATTTTCTTTTTAGATCGTACATTGCATTATAAGGAACAGTACTAGTAACTAGTCCATAAATTTCTTTTGAAACTGTTTTATTAGCATCACTTATAGTAGCATTACTCCAAAGAATTTCTCCACCAATACCTTTTTTAAGATCTTTTAAACAACTGTAATATTCAGTTCTTGTCTTGCAACCTACTCCTTCACATGGTCGCTGACAATAATACATATAATGGTTATTCTCGTCTTTGGATAATGTACCAATCTTGTTTCCTTGATTTGCATCTTCAATTATCCAAAACTTATTTTTTAATATTTCTTTTGCTTTTATGTTAGTCATACAGGATATCTCGCTTGTAATGGCTCAGCATAAGCCTGAGCATTATCAGTTATTCTTTGCATATCGTATATTGCACAGAATTTCATTAGCCGCAATCCCACTTGCGGTATATTTTTGGGTTGTGCATTTTCTATAATCGTATTAAAGATCTTGTCTTTAATATTTTGTGGTTGTGCAGATAAGTCACATAGTTCTACATTACGATTATAATCGTCTAATACTCGATGTTCTACACCTTCGTGATCGGCCCATCTTTGTAGCATTAAGTTATTCCAGTTGTAGCCTTTTGTGTCTTTATCGTTAAATGCTTCTGTTAAGCCTACTTTGTTACGTGTACCTTTAACTCTTACCCCGGGATAAGCACTAAACACATTATCACTTGTATCACCTCTCATGCATTTTTCAAACAATAACCATTCTGGGTTAGGTGCAAGTTTTTCTTGTTTAGTCTTTTTATCTATAATCTTTTTACCTTTATCATCAAAGTATCCTTCATGTGTAATAGTTGTATTAGAAACTCCGTTATACTGAATTACCTTAGGTGATATTAGTTGTGCAAAATCACCATCAGTTGATATAATTACATGATTATCATCTGGATGATGTTGTACCCAACCTGCAATTAGATCATCTGCTTCTAATTCGTCATGTTGCAAGACTGTACAATTAGTTTTTTCTATAATAAAGTCTTTAAAACTATCAAATGTTTCCCAGAAAACTTTTTCTTCTTCTTGTTGTGCTTCTGTTAAAGCATCACGAGCCGCTTGTCTATTTCGTTTATAAGGAGCGTAGACGTCCTTGCGCCAACTACGGCCTTCTAAGCAAAATACAATATGATCCGCATCAAAGTCGTTCCATGCTTTTTTTAGACTATTAAAGGTTATATGAAAAGCCATTCCTACTTTCATATCAAGATCGCCACGTACTACATGACGAGCTCTAAAGAATGTATTTGCTGTATCAACTAGAACATATTTCATTGTGTATATTTCACCTTATCTTTATTTTTTAATAGTATAACGCATTTATTATTGTTTGTCAACCTAAATAATTTGAGCAACCTTTTCCGTTTCATAGTCAGCACTACTCCAACTATCTTCGTCAGCACCTGGCCCTATCATAGTTAACTCACGTTTAACAAACATCTCATATGGATGCCAAGTTCTATGACTACTTCTATTGTGGATTTTTATAGCTTCCATGCCTACTTCTTTTTCACTTAATAAACATACACCATAATGAAATCCTGTATATATTAGTTTTGTAATATCGTTCTTAATACAATAACGGTTTAATTTCGATAGTGTTTTCATATGAGGATAATTTGAAAATGTAGATATAGTATCATCACCGTCATTTATAACAATAAACTTATGATGACAAGGTCTTAAGTAGTAGTTTATACGTTGACTCATACGTACCATTTCTGCACCTAACCAAGGAAACATTTGATCAGCTTCCCAGCCCATACGTTGTACAGGGTGCATAACTAACCATAAGCCATTTTCTTGTAGATCTTCTAGTTTCTTAGACTTCATTTATATTTATTAAGATACTTCACTTTTACCGTCTTTATTAACATTGCCTACATTAATATATCCAGCACCTCGTGATGTATCTTGACCTTGATCTTTAAGAATATTTCTTGCAACATCTTTAAACCAGCCGTCAACAATTTGTTCGTTTGTTTCACCCGCGTATCCGGCATCTAATAGTTGTTCAATAAATTCATTGTTCCAATCAAGTTCAAAGAATCCATTTTTAATATCTTTTTCATTTACATGAGTATCTAAAACTGCTACCCAAGGCTTCTTAGCTTTTTGAGCCGCTTTCTTTTCAGCCATTAACAACTCAAGCCTTGATTTTTCTTTAGGTTTATTTGTTGTTTTGGACATTAAGTTTTTTAGTTTATCTAACATAGTTATATTCCTGATTCTCTAAGTTTATTAAGATCAATTTCTGTCTTAAGTTTAGGTTCCCCAACTGTTTCCGAAGATGTCGACGTGTAGTCTTGGGGTATACCTCCATCCCCTCCCCATGGCAAGGGTGGCAACGGTTTTGGCGTTTTCTTGATACTCTTCATAGCATCCACCCACCGCCATACAGTATACTGGACATTCCACTTTAGCATCTCTATACTCGGCAACCGCTTTTTCAACTTCGTCGACGTCGACTTTATCAGCAACCACAAATTTAAGATACAAGTGAGTATTGGGTACAGTATAATATGAATTAGCAATTTCAGGCTTGATAGCATCACTCCATAGCTCGCCACTGACACTAAGTTTCGGAGAGCAAGACCAAGTTGTATGAAATCTAGCTTTAGTTGAGATGTAGTCTCTGAAATCATCTCTAAGCTCTTGTGTTGTGTTTGTTTCAAACGTAACATTCTTTAAATCTCCCATTTTTGGATGTTCAAATAATTCTGTATACATCCTTTGCCATCCAAGCAACGGTTCCCCTCCCGTTATTACGAGGTGGATATCTTGCCCGTTATCGCAAGTCCATTTGCCTTCTGGTGTAAGAGAAAGTAATTCTTCAACTAGATCATCTAGTTGGTAATCCGTAGTAAACTTCTTAAATCTAGGATCCCAAGATGCATAACTGTCACAACCTTTATGCACCAAAGGTAAATCTTTCAATACTTTATACTTATCCGGGTTTTCCTGGTGGTCCTTAGCAATTAGATCATAGTCATTTGCCAATTCACCACGTGGCATTCCAAAACCCTGACATTTAAAATTACAACCAAACATACGTAAAAATACTGAAGGAACTCCAACAAATCTACCTTCTCCTTGCACACTATAAAAAGATTCACATACTCTAGCCTTCATATATCTTCTCCCTTACAACAGCTTTATCGTAGCCTAATCTAGACATCTCGTCCAAAAACTTTTCTTCTGTCCAAGCACCATACTCAAACATTTGTATTGCTTTATCAACTTTACGATTCCAAAATTCTCTAACAGGTGCTACACTCATTTTGAATGTCCTTTCATGCTTAAACAGATGTTATAAAACTCTTGTTTTAGTGCAGGGTCTTCTTTGAATGCACCTAACATAATTGCAGTTGTCATATCACTTTCGTGTTCTTTAACGCCTCTATGAGTCATGCAATGGTGTTCTGCTTTTACTACTACTGCTACATTAGGTGTTTTTGCAAACCTAACTAATTCGTTTGCAATCTCAGTCGTCATTTCTTCTTGTATTTGTGGGCGTTCTGCAATATGGTGTACTAGTCTATTAAACTTACTAAGACCAATAACTTCTTCTTCAGGTACAACACCTATCCATGCATTACCTACAATATTCTGAAAATGGTGGGCACAAGTGGACCTAATACTTATAGGCCCACTCGTGTACAGTGATTTGTAACCCATATTTGGAAAACTAGTAATAGCAGGTCTAGGGTTAAATCTACCAGAAAATATTTCTCTGACATACATCTTTGCTACTCGTCTAGCAGTATCGTTGGTATTATGATCGTGTTCAGTATCAATTACTAGTGCGTCTAATACATCACGAAATGCCTCTGCGACTTCATCTTGCAGTAAAGCTATTTCTCCTTCGTGTACAAACTTACTAATGTTATCGTTGGAATGAAACCGTTCAC